GATCCATCATAATTTTCACCTATAAGATTATTATCAATTTCACCTACACCAGTTGCAATAACTTCATCTTCCAAACGGAAAAGTTCGCAGTATAATTCATAAACATAGAGATTCTGTAATTGATAATATGGTTTTGCATACTCAATATCTTTGATCTCATAGATCCTATCATCAAGAGGAAACCAAATTAAGTCTCCACTTTTAGGTCTGGTTGACAATTTTATGTTAGACTGATCTTGAATTAAAGGGGTAATATAATTTTCAAATCTTTCTCTGGAGATAATAAGTCTTACTTCATCTTTTGATTCAATTCCAAACTTAGAAAGAATATTACCAGCACCAGAGTATTGATCATAATTATCAATATATGCTTCAAGAGGAAGTGCCATATCAAATTTTGACTGGACTACCTCTCTTATGATGGTATTTTCTGTCAAATACTTTCTAGGTAAGTAAAATATATCTACACCATAAGTCCTTAGTTGTTCATTTATTAAGTCTTGAACAAGATTTTGTTCGGATGATGTCCCTTGAGTAAAAAATGGATTTAATACCATAACATCAACCTATCATATCAAGAGGTGGAAGTTCATATGTATTTGACATCTGCTCTCTAATTATTTGCAAATCTTTTTCAGCATCATCATATATCTGTCTTCCATTCAATTCAATTCCACCTGGAAGTTTAACTCCTTGAAATTTTATTAAATTCTGTCCCCATTGTCTCTTAATAAGAGCAGTTAGGTATTTTTTCAAAAATGAATCATTATAAACTCTTGTAAAATCGTTTGGGTCTAAAAGTCTCCAACAATCTAAAACAATATAATCATTTACTACCACAGTTGCCCAATCAATATCCAAATACAATCTATCTTGTCTTTGATTGAATCTTATTTGCGACTCAGTATTCAATAAAAAGTCAATATCAGAAAGATATGTTTTTGTCATTGCATATGACAACATCTCCATAGAATTGAAAAAGTATAAATCATTCAAAAATAGTTGATACTTTAAACTAAACATTCCCCCAGATATGGTACTATTATCAAATCTAAAAATTTTATTAACACCTATTACTGAAGGAGGAACTTGAATAAAATTACTATTTTCTTCGTAAGAAAAAGTAGATGTAATTCCAACAGTGGAAGTTGCTGTAGTAGTTACAATTCCTATTGGATTACTTCCACCTCTACCTCTTCCCCTATCAATGTCATCTTGAGTTATTTTATATTTTAAATATGTTTGAATTACTCCGTCAAAATGTCTTTCATGAAAATACTGAAGAGCATCATCCACAAGATCATCTATTTGCTCATCGGCAACATTAATTTCAAGGACTGGAGCACCCAGCTGCCTTTTGCAATAATTGATTAAATCTGATCTACTTGCTGGTTGTGCTATATATTCACAAGTTTCCTAACTGTATTTAGGGTGCTGATGAAACGGGATTAATTACCATTACATTGCCACTTGCAAGAGGATATGTAGTTCCTCCTTTACTTACTAACACATCAAACATATATCTTCCTTCTGCAGTTCCTCTAGTATTTACTGAACTCAATGATAATTTCATCTTACCATCATATGCACTAGTAAATCCAACAGTCAATGAACTAGTTATTCCTAAAGTAGCTCCAACTGCAACACTTTTAGATATTGCCGCAGATCCGGAATATCCAGTTAAATCAAATGCAGTATTTGATGTATTAAAAACATTAATATTGGCAGAAAAATCTGCTCCACCATACATGGTTAAATTTAAACCGTAAGGAACTCCAGAGTCTGGATCAAAAGTAATGTTTTTAGTTGCCATCTACTATTCCTATTAGTTTCATTGTTTCTTGCTGTTTATAATAAAGTTTGCAAAAAGATTTTGCAATATTTTTTAATTCATCACGATCATCACAACTATCTATCTCTGATGCTACTTTAGTATATGCAAACTGTTTTGCTAGATTGCTTAACTCTATGCTATCTGGATCCATTTAATAACTCCTTTAGTAGAGATTTAATTTCAGTCAACTCATTTTGCATATTAGCAAAATTTTCTTCAATATTTTGTATCTTATCATTCTTTTCTAATTTGACTTCACGTCTAGAAAGATACTGTTGGTATTCAAGACTATTTACATTTAATATTGCGTTGGTAATAGGATCTCTTGCGAGATCCTTGTGTCCTTGTAAATCATAAAAATCCATATTATGCTAAAGCAATTACTCTAAGATCTTTAACCCTAGGAACGAAACACTGATTCTTAGATATCAGTGAAAGTTTGACTCTATAAGTTTTGAATGCAGGAAGTTGATCAATTGTAAATGTATATTCCCTATAATCAATACTTTCACTATTAAATGCTTTTGTATTTGATTTAATGATATAAGAATCAGATTCTCCATTATTATTTTCTTTAGCAATTACTTGTCCTCTAGAATTCAAGTTTGAATATCCTGGGAAAGGTGTAAAGATTGGATCAAGTCCTGGTTCATTATTCACTGCAAAAAATGCTCTTAAGTCAGCGTCTTCTCCAACATGAGCAGCAACTATAATTTTAATTGAAGAAGCAGAATTTTCAAGAACAATTTCTTTAGAAATGTATTGACATCCTGTAGGATCTTCTTCAACTGTATCTACTCTAGAATCTGTAGCAAAGTTTGTAATAATATCATTGACCCTATTTGATGTAACGATAGCATTAACTCTCTGAGCATCAATGACGGGACTTATGCGACTATCAGTTGTATTCAATGCAAGACTCATTTGCATAGACTTGCCACCAACAATATTTGTTAAATTCAAATCCTCATTAACTTTAGATGCAATCATTCTTGGAGTATCAAAATAATTTTTTTGATTTATTGTGATATCTTCAAATCCTGCATCAATATATGGAATTTCATTTCCACTGAAACTCTTACTTGTGGTTGTTCTTACCTGAGCGGTAATATTTGTTCCAGAAACAGTAAGGTTTTGAACTTGTGGTGTAATAATTTCAAATGGCATGTTTTGAGTAGCCCTTACATCTCGTCCACCAGTGGATTTCGTCTCTCCGATATAAAGTTTTGGATGACCAATGTCAGTGCTTCTATCAGTCCCTGTAGTGGCACTCATATCAATTTTAACTTTATATGAGTCAAAAGTAAATGGGTTCAGTTGAGTTACATTATTTAAATTGTGAGTTGCATTAATTCGTTGTAGGTTTATTCCAGAATTTTCATACTTGAATACTGGTGTTCCAACTGGATAAGTTCTTGGTTCAGACCCTCTAACAATGTTTCCACCAATTGTATTTCCAGAAACATTCGTATATTGAATAATTTCTTCTCCAATTAACAAACGTCCGACATTAGTTGTTCCAACACCAACACCTTCGAAAGATGAGAATGTTGTTGCACCGCCAACTACAATTCCACCAGTAGATCCTGAGGTAAATTCTGCAGTTAGTTTAGTTGGTCTAACATCTGGAAGCACTCCAGATATTGTAACCATATTATCTGCAAAATACATTCCATGATTTTGATGGTTGACTGTAAAGTGCGTTCCATCATTATCAATGTTAATGGTAGATATTTGAACATCACCACCAGTTCCGAGTCCAGCACTACCAGAAGAATTAAGTTCTGTGGTAATTCCTGAACTGTTAACATACATCAATGTTTTTGCTGCACCAACAACAAATTCACCTTGAACACTATTAAATATAAGTTCATTAGTGATTCCAATTCCTGCAATTGTCAATCTTGCATTTGTGCCAACCGACGCTGCTCCAATAGTATCGATGCCAACAACGTCACCGACCTGATATCCAGATCCACCATTATTTGCAATTGTTGCTCCACTAGCAACAATGCTTCCATTCACAATACTAATGTCCGCTGTTGCACCTCTACCGTTACCGGTAAGAGTGATAAGATTGACTCCAGTAAAAGTGCGGCTTCCATCTGCAGGAGTGTATCCTAAACCAGCATTACTAATGCTAAGATTACCTACAGCAGATGCTGCTACTCCAACCAAATCTCCAGTTGCATTTGTTCCTTGTTGTGAGAAAGTATTTCCAATTTCATAAGAATCTGCTACTGTAGTTCCAAGACCAA